GTTTAATATTACCCCATTCCTCAATGAGAAATCGTTTAAATTTTGATAATTTATTATAATTTTTGTTATACCATTATTTCTAATTATTAATCTTTGACCTTTCATATTATTTTTATTTATAAATATTTCGTTTATTAAATAAAAATTATTATATTTGCATCTAAATAATTAGATATGGAAAATAATATGAAACCACCTTGTAGAATATATCTTGATGATGTGAGAACTCCTACTGGTGATGATTGGATTGTAGTTAGAGATTACGATGAATTTGTTGTACAAGTTAATAAGATTGGGTTGGAGAATATTGATATTATATCTTTGGACCACGATTTAGGTGATTCTGCAATGAAAGAGTATTTTAATAATGTTTCTCCAAACTACACTTTGGACTATAACAATATTAATGAGAAAACTGGTTATGATGCCGCTAAGTGGTTAGTAAATCAATTCTATTATGTATTTCCGGAAAGAATTAATATGACTAAAAACGAAAAAAAGAATGATAAATTTATTTTCCCGTTAATTTATGTTCATTCAGCAAATCCTGTTGGAGCCCACAATATTTGTGGTTGGGTTAACAATTTCTTAAAAAATGAAAAACAACCTGAGACCTGTGTTAGGGTTCGAATACCTATTAAATAACCAAACATTATTGGTTATGGTAATATTATTTGGTTAAAAATAAAATATTATAATATTTTGTGATATTTATAATTAAACAAAGATTATGAATTACATTAAAATTTATGAAAAAATAATTGATAAGGCCGATTCTCAAAATAGAAAAAAAACTAAAGAAGGTCAGATTTATGAAAATCACCATATAATACCTAAAAGTGTTGGTGGGTTAAATAATAAAGGTAATTTAGTGTTATTAACACCAAAAGAACATTATATTTGTCACAAATTACTAGTTGAGATTTATAAAAAAACACCATTTTGTAATAAAATGTATTACGCTATGTGGTGTTTAATAAATGGTAATGGTAATCAAAAACGTTATTCACCTTCAAGTAGAATATACGATAATTTTAAAAATAAATTAAGATTAATTGGTTTACCCGAAAGATTGAACAATAGAAAACCAATATTACAATTCACACTGAGTGGTGAATTTATACAAAGATACGATTCTGTTAAAACAGCTTCTAAAAATTTAGGTATTAAATCAAGTGGTATTGAAAATTGTGGTAGGGGGATGTCTAAAAGTTCTGGTGGGTTTATTTGGAAATATGAAAACAATATTAATGGTGAAGAAATTAAACCGATAATTTATGAAAAGTCAGGTAGAAAAAAAGGTGGTATTCCTTGGAATAAAGGTGTAAAATTTTTATTAGGGTGTAATAGTAGTACAAAAAAAGTGTATCAATATAATCTAAAAGGTTACTTAATAAAAGAGTGGGGGTGTATTAGTGTTGCATCAAACGAATTAAATATTAACAGAGGTGGTATTGAGAATTGTTCGTTAGGTAAGTCAAAAAGTTCCGGAGGTTTTATTTGGAGATATCATCAATTTGATAAAATTGATGAAATCTGTGTAGAAAAATCAGGGAGAAAAAAAGGGTCAATCCCTTGGAATAAAAAAAAATAGTTATATCTTTGTCCCTTAATATTTAAAAATAATAAAAATGAATATTTTTTTCTTAGACGAAAACCCTAAATTAAATGCTCAATATCATAATAATTCCCACTGTATCAAAATGATACTTGAAACGGCTCAGTTATTATGTTCGGTTCATCACGTAACCGAACAAGTTACCCACCAAGTACCGTACAAGTTGTCACATAAGAACCACCCTTGTGCTATTTGGACTCGTGAGAGTTTATCAAACTATTTGTATCTTTGTGAATTAGGTTTAGAACTTGGTAAGGAATATACCCACAGGTATGGTAAAAGACATAAATCAATAGATGTGATTAATTGGTGTATTATAAATAAACCAAACATCCCGGACATTGATTTTACTACTCCGGCTATGGCGATGCCGGATGAGTTTAAGGTGGATTCTGTTGTGGAATCTTATAGAAATTATTATATGGGGGCTAAAATTAATTTAGCGTCTTGGAAAAACAGAGAAAAACCTTTTTGGTTTGGAAAAAAAGAATTAGATTTGCAGTATGATTAAGATAGATAACGATAGAAAAGTTTGGATTATATCCGACACACACTTTGGGCATAAGAATATATGTCGTGGTGTAACCGAATGGAGACTTCCGGATGGAAGTGTTCCAATTCACCAAACAAGAGATTTTAGTAATATTGGGGAGATGAACGACGCTATTGTACACGGTATTAATAGTGTTGTTGGTCAAGATGATGTTTTGATTCACTTGGGTGATTGGAGTTTTGGTGGTTTTGAAAATGTAAAAATTTTTAGAGATAGAATTGTGTGTCAAGAGATTCACCTTATATTAGGTAATCACGACCATCACATTGAAAATAATAGAGGTGATTGTCAGGAATTGTTTACGAGTGTTAATCATTACACAAAATTGATGTATAAATTTGACACTTTAGTTTTAATGCACTACCCTATAGATTCTTGGGATGGACTAAATAAAGGACATATTCACCTCCATGGACATGTACATCTCCCAACGGGTAAAATCTTTGGTAAGGGTCGTAGAATGGATGTTGGTATTGATGGTTCATTGTTTTTTGTACCATACTCATTAGACAATGTTATTAAGATTGTAAAATTGAGAGAAATTAAATCAAATATGGACGATGACCATCACACAGATGATATGATAACCGACGAAGGTCGAAAAAGAAAATAATATGGAAATTAAACAAACACAAAAAGATTTATTCATTTGTTCCTGTCATAATACGGAACATCAAATGGTTGTTTTATATGATGAAGATGAAATTGATGGTGTAAAATATCCAATGGTTTATATCCATACTCATTTAACTAAACGACCTTTTTGGGAAAGAGTTAGTTATGGTTTAAAATATATTTTTGGGTATCAATGTAGGTACGGAGCATTTGATGAGTTCATCATAAATCCGGATGATACTGACGGAATTGAGAAGATTGTAAAATATTTAAAAAATTAATATGAAAGAGTTATTTTTATTAAGAGGGTTACCAGGAAGTGGTAAATCAACATTGGCTAAATCTATTGCCGGTAATAGAGGGTATATTAAAGAAGCTGATATGTTTTTTGTGGATAGAGATGGAAATTATAATTTCAAACCATCTGAAATTAAAGATGCTCACTCTTGGTGTCAAGAAGAAGTTGATTTTTTAATGAAATACGAACATAAAGTTGTGGTATCAAATACATTCACACAAGAGTGGGAAATGCAACCATATTATGACTTGGCATCAAAATACGGATATAAAGTATTCTCTATAATTGTAGAAAACAGACACGGTGGAGTCAATGAACACGGGGTTCCGGAAGATAAGTTAGAACTAATGCGAAAAAGATTTGAAATTTCTTTGTAAAAAATTTGGTGGATTAAAATAAAGTAGTATCTTTGTACCATCAAATAGTAACAAATACATTAACATTTACAAATTTAAAAATTATGGCAACACGTAGCAAAACTTTAGGATTACACGAATGGACAAAAGAAGATAACATCTTAGCGTTCTATTACACAAAATACGGAACTTACGGTTTGTATTTAAAAGATGAAACTTCATTGGCTAAATGGATTGGTTCTTCATTAGGTTCGTTGAAAATGCAATCAGCCAACTTCCGTGGATTAATGGGTGAGTCTGAAAGAGCTTTGAGTGATTACTCAAAACTACAATCAGAAGTGTATAACGAGTGTGGTGAAATGTCTAAAATGGAACTGATGAAATTGAGTAAATCAATCATTGACCAAGACACATACGAGAGAAATGAGATTTTGAAAAAATTGGGTAAAGACCCTAAAAAAATGGTAAGAGTATAATGGAGAACATCTTCAAGGTAGCTAAATACCAAAAAACCGATACCGGATTTACACATATGGGTTATGACGAATACGTCATAACCTTTTGTAAATCTAAGAAAGTTCATTTATTGAGAATTGTTGTAAATGGCCAATTTACCGAACACACTATTAATTTAGTTGATGGGTCTAGTGGTTATAAAAACAACATCCTTAAAGCGATAAGTGATTATAAAAACGATAGGTTAAAAAGTAATCCCGACCATATTGTAAAAAAAACTATAACATTCAGGGCTATTGCTCAGATTTATAGTAAGACAATTGTGAGTAATGTTAAGAATTATTTATTGGGTATTAACAAAGAAGAAAGAAGAGATACATTAACAAAATTTGAATTGATATAATGGAAAGAAAGTTAGCTAGTATTAGAAGAATTAGTGATATTCAAGAAATTCCCGGGGCCGATATGATTGAATTGGCAATCGTGGATGGTTGGAAAGTGGTTGTGGCAAAAGAAGTTGGTCACAGAATAAATGATTTGGTTGTATATTGTGAGATTGATTCATTCTTACCAATCAGAGAAGAATTTGAATTCTTACGTAAGAGTTCATATAAGAAAATGGGTGATGAAGAAGGATTCCGTTTGAGGACCGTGAAACTTCGCGGGCAGGTATCCCAAGGATTAATTTTACCTTTATCTGTTTTATTTGAAGGTTATGGTTATAGAGTTTCTGAAACGTTATTAAATGAGAATGTTGCTTTGGAACCAAATAGAACCGTTATTTCACCATCAGATATGATTGAATTGGTTCCGGGAACTGATGTGACTGAAAAATTGGGAATCGTTAAGTACGAACCACCAATTCCAGCAGAACTAGCCGGAAAGGTTAAAGGTATGTTCCCAAGTTTCATTCGTAAAACTGATGAAGAGAGAATTCAGAACTTGGCATCCGAGTATGAAGAAATGAAGAAACATACTTACTATGTAACAGAAAAATTAGATGGTTCTTCCTCAACATTCTACTACAATAACGGAGAGTTTGGTGTTTGTTCTCGTAATTTGGAGTTATTGGAAACTGAAGGTAACACATTTTGGAAAGTTGCTCGTGAATTGGATTTGGAAAACAAAATGAGAGAATATGGTGAGAACGCGAACATCTCTATTCAAGGAGAACTTATTGGTGAGGGTATCCAAGGGAACCCATATAAAATCAAAGGACAAACCGTAAGATTCTTCAACCTGTTTCATATTGATTTACAAGAGTATGATTCATTATCTTTATTTCAATCACTGGTGACTGAATTAGGTATAGAGACCGTACCGGTGTTAGACACACATTTCCATTTACCGGACACGATTGATGAGTTATTAAAGATGGCTGATGGTAAATCAGATTTGAATCCAAACTTTGATAGAGAAGGTGTTGTAATTAGAAGTTACGATAGAACAATCTCATTCAAAGTTATTAGTAACAAATTCTTATTAAACGAGAAGTAATGGAAAAACACACGATAGAATTTTATGATTGGTTTGATATTCGAAAAGAAATCTGTAAAGAGATGGGTATTGAAGAACAATACTTCAGAGATTATCACAAGTTAGTTGGTGGTGAATATAAAGACCTATGGCATATTTGGTTGAGGTATTTTCAGTCAGATGTTATAAACGATACAATAGTTCGTTATGATTGTGGTGAAAGAATGGATTACGTGATTGAATATATTACCGAAGAAGGTGATGAGTGGTCCATTCCATTTGTAGAGGCTGTTTACCGAGTTTGGGATAAATTTGAAATAGAATACATTAGATACACTTGGTAATATGATATCATTTACAACATTAATATTTGTATTGTTAATTCACTTCTTAGCTGATTTTGGATTACAGACACACGAACAAGCGACCGGAAAAAGTACAAGTCTTAAATGGTTAACATACCACGTTGGGGTTTATTCCATAATGTGGTTGTTGGCATCTTGGTTTTATTTGAGTGATTTTAGAATTGCTTTAATATTCTCCGTCATTACATTCATTTGTCATTGGATTACAGATTTTGTAACTAGTAGAATTGGAAAACCATATTGGGATAAACAAGATTTCCACAACGGATTTGTGGTGGTTGGATTTGACCAAGTATTACATTACATACAATTAATCGGAACATTAATATTTTGTTCCACATTATAAATTAAAAAATTATACTGAGTAAATTCAATACGAAAACATAATTACGAGATATTTATAATAAAAGGTTATTATGGAACATAGTATATACGTATTAATTGACCCAAAAACTAATGAAATTAGGTATGTAGGACAAACTGTTAAAAAACTTAGTGTTAGATTAAATAATCATATATCTAAAGCTAAAAATTCTGATAATAAAACAACCCATAAAAATACTTGGATTAAATCTCTATTGAAAGAGGACTTAAAACCAATTATTAAACTTATTGACGTAGTTGAAGAAAACGATTGGAAGGAAATTGAAAAAAAATATATTTCTTCTTACCAAGAAAAAGGTTGTAATTTATTAAACATTTCTGAAGGTGGTGACTCAGGTTCTATGCCGGGACAAAAAAGAGTTTGGCGTTCTGAGGAAGATTATAATCAATGGTTAAGTAAAGTTAGAGAATCCGCAAAAAATAGAGTAATCACTGATGATGAAAGAAAAAAAATGTCTGAAAATTGTAAAAAAACTCATTTAGGTAGGAAACGAAGTGATGAAACTAAAAATAAATTAAGCGTAACTAAAATTGGGGATAAAAATCCAATGTTTGGAAAAAAACATTCTGAAGAAAGAAAAAAAGAAATTTCAGAATTTCACAAAGGAAAAATATTATCCGAAATTACAAAGAAAAAAATTGGGGATAGTAAAACAAAAAAACAAGTTGTTCAAAAAAACAAGGACAATGAAATTATAAAAATCTATTCATCGGTATGGGAAATTAGAACCACAACAACATATAAAAATGTTAGTAAAGTATTAAATGGGTCAATGAAACATTGTGGTGGATATAAATGGGAGTATTATTATGGAGATTAATTTAGATACATTAGTTAAATATAGAGATGATGGGTGGTTATTAAGTCAAAATCACCCAACTCTTCCTTTGATTATATGGAATTATAGTCAAACAACACAATATGAAAATTATTGGGACGAAATAACATTAAGTTGTCGGGGGTTGGTGACAAATGATAAGGGTAATATTGTTGCAAGAGGTTTTAACAAATTCTTCAATATTGAAGAAGGGAAATTTGAACCAACTGAAAACTTTGAGGTGTGGGAAAAAATGGATGGTTCACTTTTGTTGGTTTTTTGGTATGAGGGTCAATGGGTGGTAGCCACTCGTGGGTCATTTACTTCCGACCAATCAATTAAAGGTATTGAACTCCTTAAAAAGTATAATACAGATATTATGTTCAGACATCTGACTTTCTGTTTTGAAATTTTATTCCCGCAGAATCGCGTGGTAGTAGATTACGGTGATTACGAAGGATTAGTCCTATTGGGAACCTTTGATAAAAACGGAAAAGAATATGATGTAGAAATGTGGAGAGAATACGGGTTTGATGTGGTTAAAAAATACGATGGTATTAAGGACTTCAAAGAACTTAAAGAAATGGTTAAAAACAACCAAGAAGGGTTTGTGGTGAAGTTTTCAAATGGGGATAGAGTTAAAGTTAAAGGTGTTGAGTATTTGCGTCTTCATAAAATTATGACCAATGTATCAACAACCGGAGTTTGGGAATATCTAAAAAATGGTGAAGATGTGATGGAATTATTAAAAGATGTTCCGGATGAATTTTACACCAAAATTAAAAATTATGTAAAAGAATTAAGGTATTTTTATTTCCAAATATCTGAAGATGCTGGTAAAAAATTTGATGGTAAAATGTATGGTAAATATAACGACAAAGAACCTATCACAGATAGAAAAGAATACGCTGAGTGGGTGTCACAACAAAATAAACATTTATCAGGGATATTATTTAGGATGTTCGATAAAAAAGATTATTCTGAAATCATATGGAACTTAATCAGACCGGAGTTTAAAAAGTTGTAGGAAAAATGATTAAAAGTGAGGGGTTGCCCTCACTTTTTTTATTTTTAAACTATTTATCTTGATATATTAACAAATTATGAATACATCAGTAATAGTAGCATTTATCACGGGAGTTTTAGGTCCAGTTATATTATTATTTATTAAAAATAAATTAGATAAAAGGAATCAAAAACCTGATATGGTTATAGAAACCTTAAAAGTTAGTGAGCTCGTAATGTCTAAATTAGACCGTATCAAAGACGAATTAAAACCTGATAGAGTTTGGGTAACCCAATTTCATAATGGTGGAAATTTCTACCCAACAGGTAAATCAATGGCTAAGTTTAGTGTTATCTACGAAACAGTGAAAACCGGTGTCTCATCCATCCAATCAAACT